ACGGACGGCAAAACCCGCGACAGTCGGAAGATCATCCCGGTAGCGTCACGAACATCATTCATCGCGTCATCGAAAGCCAGATTGCCGATTTGCTCGACAAGCCGTATTCGGCAACGGCAAAGGGCTGGGAGCCGGGCGATCAACTGTTCGCGAAACAGGCGCAAAACATCATCGATTTTATCTTGTATCGCAACCGGTTTAAGGAAAAAGTCGAAATATCCGAGCATGACCGGTTGGAACTCGGCTGTACGGCGATAAAAGTCTGGTTCGACCCGGACGAACTGGACGGGCGAGGATTGCCGGTATTTGAGCCGATCAGCCCGGCAAACTTCTTTCCTGATCCGAAGATACAGCATCCGCATCAATTACAAGATGCGGATTTTATTATTCATGCGACGCCGCGCTCGCTGCAATGGTTCCGTGACAACTTCGAACGCGGCAAATACGTGCAACGCGAAGTATCGATACCCTACGACCCCAAACAAGTGTTTACCGATGACCGCGCGGACGAGGCACACGTCGCGACGAGTCAACGCGCGCTTTTGCTTGAGTGCTACTTGCGCGACGAAAACGGCGAAGTGTACTGTCTGCACGTTGCGAACGACATTTTGCTTGAAGACAGCCGCAAGACGCTGAAAGGCAAACGTCTGCAACGCCGGAACCTGTACCCATTCGTGATGATCAACTGCTATCCGAGACGCGGTACAATCTGGGGCATGGGCGACGTGGAATTGTTGATGCCGACGCAGGACCTTATCAACGAACTGGACGACCAAATTCGCATGAACGCGCGTCTGTCCGGTAACCCGCAAATCGTCGTCGGCATGGGCGCCGGCAAAGGGTTCGATTTCCGAAAATGGACAAACAAAGCCGGTTTGCGTATTCCCATGCGCGACGAAAACGCGTGGAAGATCGTACCACCGCAAAACGTGTCGTCAGACGTATGGAAACGCCGCGAAAAGGCATTCCAAGAGGCGGATTTGATCGCCGGTACACCTGACGTAACACGCGGTGAAAAACCCGGTCAAGTGACCGCAGCAGCGGCCATTATGGCACTGCAACAGGCCGGGCAAAAGACGGTTATTCACAAAAATGAAATGTTCAAAGCCGGATGGTCACAGGTTCTTGAACTATTGTTCGACGAAGTGATGACCAATTGGGACGAGGAAATGTGGATTCGGATTGACGGCGAACAGCCGGATTTTGAGTTTGTCGATCCGAGCGCATTCCGTCGAGTGCCGATCTTTGTCGAAAACGCGCTTTATGGCGTGCTGGAAGGAGAAGACCGAATCAAGCAACTTTCCGACGATAACGGAGAGGTTATGACGCGCGAGGCGCAGTTTGATTTTCAGTTGAACATGGGCAACGGATTCCCGAACGACCGCGCGTTTATGCTGCAAATGATCGTCGATTTTGCAAGAATGCAGTTCCCTGACGGTCCGGCGGTAACGCGTGAGGAAGTGCGTCGATTCCTGAAAGATGTCGTCGGCATGGACCTAGACGACGAACAAGTGCAGCAACAACAGCAAATGCCGACCGAACAGCCGAACATTCCGATACCTACCGAAGCACCGACACCACAACCGGCTATGCCGCCACAATTGCCGCAAATACCGATGATGGGAGGAGTCGCCTAGATGGCCGTACGATACATGACCGAAGAAGAAGAACGATACCTTTGGCACGCCGTGGGACATGACCCGTTGATCGCCTCATATTTGTCGAATCAAGTCCATTACGGACAGGATTTCATGCGAACCGCCGTCAATCTGCCCGTCTGCGAACGTTGCGAATCGGCGGCGCTATATCACGAAGGCGGCGTGTTGTGCCCGAAATGCGGGCATTTTGGACGGAACAAGGGACACCGTGTGAAAAACCACCTGAAAGAGGGATGGTTTAGATGATTTACAAAAATGACGAAGAATTGCAAGCTGCATGTGAGTTATGGCAAAAGCGTCTGCGGTTGCAAGATTGGATTGTAAAAGCTAGTATTTGCCGGGCAAGAGACATGCTGAAAGAAGGTGTGAATGGAGAATGCAGATGGGTTCTCGAAAAGAAAATGGCAAATGTCCGCATTCTTGATCCTGTTGATTATCCTGATGACTTGATGGAACCGCAAGATCATGAGCGGACACTTGTTCATGAACTTCTACATTTGCACTTTGCACCCTTTGACCGCGAATATGACGAAAACAAAGATATTCTCATTGAACAGGCGATTGATTCTATCGCCTATGGATTGGTGAATCTGGCCCGCGAAAAGGTGCAAGTGAATTTGAAGGAATTAAGGGTGGTGTAAGTGTATGCCCCTCAAAAAAGGATCGTCGCAAAAGACGATCAGCCAGAATATCAAAAAACTGAGAAACGAGGGATACCCGCAAAAGCAGGCTGTGGCAATCGCCATGAATAAAGCAGGGAAATCCCGGAAAAGGAGGTGAGTCCATGGCAAAAGTGATTGGACCTGGTGGCCGTACAACGAGTGCAAAACATACCGGGTGTAAATCCGAAGGACCCGGCGGAGTGGCCGGAACCAATGTTTCTTACACGACGAAACGAGGATACGAGGAAAACCGGACACAAGGGATGCGTGCAACGTATCGGGAAACCGGGAGATCATCGGGAAAAGTGAGCAAATAAGACGCAAAAGCGTCTTTTTCTTTTGCCAATTCGGGCTGACACCCTGAAAGAAGGGACGGGCGTACCGTATGGGATGCCGCCATACAAAAGGAGGATAAACCATGTCGATCACGTTGGACGAATTCAGACAAGCCAAACAATCGGGCGTAGACCTCTATCAAGAGGCTCAGGAGGATGCCGCTCCTGAACAAGAGGAAGTGCAACAAGAGGAACAACCGGAAGAACAAACGGAATATCAGGATTCCACCGAAGGGGAAGAACAAGCAGAGGGTGCCCTTGACGAACAGGAGCAGGAGGAAGAAGAAGACGTTCCTCCGCTGCCGAAGGAACAACAGAATGCATTTTACAAGCGTCTGCAACGGGAATTGAAGAAAAAGCAGGCGGAATTGGAACAAAAAATTAAGTCTGAGTTGGAACAGCAGTACAACCCGTACAAAGCCTTTTTTGAGCGCATCAACCTTGATCCGCAAAAAGCTTTAGAAGCAATTGAACAAAACCAACTCCGGCAAGAAGCGGAACGTTTGGCCGATCAATATGGTTGGACCGAGCAACAAATGCAAATGTACATTCGGCAGCAAGAGTTGGAAAGAAAGCAAATCGCGATGCAGGTGGAACTCAAAATCTACGAACTGGCCGATTCTCCGGATTATCCGGGCATCAAGCAGATGAAAAACGAGATTATCAACTTTATCCGCGCGAATCCGAGCGTTCCGGTGGAACAAGCGTATTGGGCGGTCGGCGGTCTGAATTTGGTCAAACAACTGCAACGAGAGGCCGAACAGCGCATGATTTCCAAGCGCGAACAGCCGAAACGCAAAGTTGTGTCCGATACGACCGCGCCGAGCGGAGGACCCGAACCGTTGCCGCCGGAAGCCGTGCAGTTCATGAGAGAGGCCGGGTTGAGCGAATCCGAAATGCGACTGCTCCTTTCCAACCAAATGCCGAGCAATCTGGAAGAATATCGAAAATGGAAAGGAAGGAAGTAAATGGCGCGTTACATCCGAAACATTAGCGGTTACAACGAACCTGTACACATCCGTTGGCGTGTGGCCGCCAGCCAAACCATCAAGGAAGGTGACCTCGTGGAACTGGACGCCACGAGTCGTTATCTGAAACCGGCGTCCGCATCTTCGACCACGTTGGTCGGGATCGCTTTGGAATCCATCACCACCGGAGCACAAGTTTCGCCGCAAGACGCGATCAAAGTCCTCCCCTTGACCGGGATTGTGGTGCGTATGTCTTATGCGGGATCGTCAAAACCGACATTGGCAGATTCCGACTTGGCAACCACGCTGTTTAATTTGAGCGACGCAACAACCATCGATTTGGATAACACGACGAACGGCATGTGCTCGGTAGTGGCGTATGACAATACGCGCAAGACCGCTGACGTGATTTTCGCTGCCGACAACGTCGTGAGACTGTGAGGTGTTGAACCATGATGAATACGGGACAATTTCAAAATCTTTATACCAGACGTATTGACCTTGCTTTCTTCGAAGGTTGGGACGAAGTCCCCGAACAATGGAGCCGCATTTTTAAGTCGGTAGACGCCAAGACTAACAACCGGACGACTCAAATCATCGCCGGCACGGGTGCGTGGGAAGAATCCACGGAAGGCGGCAACCCGAACGAACAACGCTTCAAACTCGGTCCGCTCGTCTTCACGCAAGGACGCATCTGGAAAACGGAAGTTATCATGACGTATGAACAGGAAAAAGACGCGCTTTATGATGAAGTGGCGAACATGGCGAGAGACAGCGGCCATGGCGGACGCGAGGCCGTTGAAGACATGGCTGCGCAATACTTGGAAGAAATGTATACCAACAACCTGGGCTCCGGATATGACGGGAAGCCGACGTTTGCGCAAGATCACCCCAACTTTGGCGATAACGGCGGAACGCAGTCGAACTTGATCAGCGGCGCAACAGACGGTCCGCTTTCGGATGGAAACTTGAAGAATGCGATTATCTTGTTCCGTAAGCAACGGGACGAAAACGGCAAGAAAATCTCGTCCATTCCGAATAAGTTGGTGGTGCCGCAATCGCTGCAATTCACGGCGGCCACGATCCTGCAATCGGCATTGCAAGCCGGGACGGTCAACAACGACAAAAACGTGCTGCCGAACCTTGAACTGGTCGTCAGCGACTGGTGGGACCAATACACGCAACAACGTTGGTTCCTGCAAGGACCGCGCCATCAACTGCACATGATTTGGTGGGATAAACCGACGTTCGAGAAATATCCCATCCGGAATAAGAACAAGTCGCAATCGTGGCTTGGATACTTCCGCGCGGCACCTCGCGCAGAAAACTGGCGTCACATGGTCGGATCGACTGGGGGTTGATCAGCATGAAACAGTGGACCAATATGGGCTGGTTGAACGTGGAACGTCTGAAAATCGGGGATACCGAGGTAACAGAATTGGGGGGAGCGAACAAACTCCCCCCGATTTCGCCTTTGCGTTCCAACGCCAGCGCGGAAACGCAAATCAATAAAATCAACGAGATCATTGCAGCGCTAAAGGTGGCTGGACTGATGCAGGAAAAATGAAGGGGGCAAATGCCCCCTTTTTCTTTATGGGGTGAAAACATGGACTTTTTCAGCGGCATTGTGCCGGATGAGCGGTGGAAAAACGAAGTGCTGAATGAGATCAGGAAAACGAACGAACTTCTCCAAAAACTCCTTGACCGCGATGCGCAGGCGGTCAAGGAAGAAGCACCGAAAAGGCAATACCGCAAAAGGAGAGAGATCGGATGATCATTAAGTTTTGGGATAAAAACCAAAAGAAGTACGTGGAAGTCAGCGTGTCCAATCCGTTGCCCGCAAAAGCGAAATAGGAGGGCCGACTATGGAAATGATTCTCCAGTTTTGGGATGAAAGTACCAAACAATATGTCGAAGTGAGCGCGGATAACCCACTGCCGATTTCGGTGAATTTGGCTGAAAAACTCGAAGATGTGCAACCTATCGCCGATCCTTCAAGCGCGACCGCTCAAGATGTTGCGAATGCGTTCAACGCATTACTGTCCGCATTAAAGGGGTGATCCAATGCAAAAAGTCAATGAATTGGTATCGTCTAAAATCGGGAACACGTTGACCAACATTAAGACGTGGGGAAGCGTCATCTATAACGTAAAAGAATTTGGGGCAGTAGGCGATGGAGTAACAGATGATACGGTATCCATTCAGGATGCCATTAACCATGCCTATGATTCTGGCGGCGGTATTGTTTATTTACCTGGAAAAGATGCGATTTATGGAGTTACGTCCACGATCGTACTCAAATCGGGTGTAACAATCAGTTCAGATACCGCGATTGGTTACTATCAAGGCATGCAGTATTATGCGGCGGAAAATACAGGTGTGAATGGTCCTAGAATCAAAGCAATTTCAGAAATCGACGGTCCAGTGATTTTTTACGATGGAACCAATCAGAACAACGCTGGGGTTAAGATTGAAAATTTGATCATTGATGCAAACAAAATGGCAACGTATGGGATTCGAATCTACTGCGCTTCTCTCAAAGAAAGTTTTGTTACCATCGACAAATGTGGAATCCAAGGGGCAAAGTCTGATGGGATTCGTATCGAAAGAAGTCTAGCCAACCGCATTATGAACTGTTCGATTTCAGCCAATTTTGGTTATGGTATTAACAGTCCATTTGGTGCATCTGATTGCAGTTTTTTAAATAATTATATCCACACTTGCGAAGCTGGTGGCATCCAATTTGTAGGCGGATGTCATAACAACACAATTTTGGGTGGAAAGATCGAGGATAATTATGGACCGGGAATTAACTTGAATGGAGATTTTGGCGGGGTTACTGGAATAAATGTTGTCGGAGTAATTTTTCATAAAAACAACGG